AAAACTATAATTCTTTCGTTTGATAATGATGATGCAGGTAAGATTGGTTTCGATAAAGCTGTAAAAATGCTTAAGAATAGGAACTGTAAAAACCCTTACGTAGTGTATCCCCCTCAAAGGTACAAAGATTGGAATGATTTCCGCCAACATGTTACCAAAGCGGGTCTTAAAAAATACGTTTCCGAAAATGTAACGAAAGTAGATTTCTCTTACGACGTTATCTCAAAATTAGGGTAAACGGGTTGCTCCGTACAGTTTGGTCAAATACCTCACTTTCTATTTGAATTTGATAAGTTCCAGGTATAGCATGAGCTTCCGTAGTATCCCAAAGATAAGTAACTGTGTCATCTGAATCTATGCCAATGTCTGGTCTAGTTTCTTCCCAATCCTTAACTACTTCAAACGGAACTGATTCTGTTGCTGAGTCTGCAAGTCGGATAATTCTCATTGCGCAGTTGGTAATTACAGAATCGTTAAATAGGTTTCTAATTTCTTCAGAGATATTTGAATTTGTTATGTTGTGCTCTGTGTTCACTTGTAACTTAACGATTGAATTATTATTTACGTACTTTTGAACCAAAGCGTGTTGAGTGTTAACTAACAAAGGTTCAGTAAAAGATAAATTACCTCCGGTTGTCATCTCAAAGCTATGGATGAAGGTTGTTAGATTAGGTCCACTTCCAGTCCTTACTGTCCAAATATCAAAATACTTTCTTACTTGGTCTGTGTTGTTTGTAGTCCATAGTCCTGGCCAAGTAGGATCAGAAGTGCCTTCGTCAAAATCGCATTCATCACAGCTCCATGCCCCCGCTAAAGGCGCTCCTTGAAGTAAAACTACTCCTAAGTGACCCTCTCCAACTTTAAAAATGCCACTAGCTGTTTTTGGGTCAGCAGGATTGTACAAACTTTCGCTGAATCCTGATGCGTCAGGGTCTCCTTGGTTCAGAAACCCTGGAGTATTAGCTACGGTGTAGGTGTGCGACGATGTAGTAAAAATCATCGTGGCTTGAGTGTGAGCCTTTTCCTGATCTACTAACCCGTAGTTACTTGATGTTTCATCCTGGTCAATCCAGTATGAAGAATCTCCATTTGCAACATCAGGAAAAATATGAACGCTGCATACCGAATAGGCATCCTGTAACCTTCCGTTTCTTGAATTGTAAAGTTCTAAAAGCACCGCATCGTTAGACGATGGTCTGTTGTGCCTTTTCGTTATAGGGTGTCCGTTTAAAGTAGCCATAGTATATTATATACTCACCCTTTCTTATTCCTAGCTTCATTTATCTTTTCTTGGTTCTCTTCTTCTTCTTTAACCCTAGCATGAATAAAGAAACGCCTCTCATCGGCTGTCATGTTATCCACATCAGCTAATGAGAATCTCGCGTGTCGAACTAAAATATAGGCTTCTTGTAAAAAGTCGTTTGAGCTAACCCTCTCTGTTAGCTCGCGGAGAAAAAATCTTCTGTGATTGGAAGCTCTATATTTTGCTCTGCTGCACAACTATTACAACGATATTTTACATTCGTGTCAACCCCTAAGTCACTGTCAAAGATGACGTTTCTCAGGTGGGAAATATCCCTAGCTGTACATTCCTTTAAGAATCCTTGGATTACCATTCTATCGTTATGCCCACCAACTGATTCTGTCACTTTCCAAAGGTTCTCCGTTAAGTCTTCCGGGTTATTGAACAGTTTCTCGTCTCTTGCCATTAAATGCCTAACGAATACAGTTACTTCAGAGTCTGGAAGCTCAACGGGTCTAGGATTTTTCATGCTTTCGTCTGCATGGTTACATTCTAGATCACTTAAGCGGACTACTAATTGGTTTTCCGTTCTGCAAGCAATGCACTGAGCCTTAATGTTATACTCATTACCATAAGACAATTCTCTTAATTTGTATAGGATGAAATTCTTATCCGCGAGAGTTACATCTCGCAAACTAGCGCCTTGCATACAGGAATTAATTAAATCTTCAATGATTTCAGTTGATTCCGTGATAGAGGTAGCAGAGCGCAGTCGTCTTTCATCTTCGTACTTAAAAGGTCGAAGTCTAAGTTTTAAAGCTGGTATGTTTTCAAGATTCTTAGACGGGAGGTCTATAGAAACCCAAGCCTGCTTTGTTCTGCTTTTTTGTAATAGAGAATCTAAAGTGTTTTTGAGGTCATCGGTAGAAGTTACTACTTCAGGTTGTTCCTCTACTACGTGGGGTCTTGCGGGAACGTCACCACCTTGTAAGGGGGGTGAAGCTATTCCTTTCGCAAGGTCAATAATTGATTTTTCAGGGTCAGACATTGTTAAAAATTTTAAGTTTGTACTATAATAGTATACTTTAGATAAATTATGAAAATATTTGTTTCAAATATCCATTCCGTACTTAAAACATCCGATAAAGATGTGCTTAAGGCATTGGGAAAGAAATACAGTGCCAAAACTCCAGGGTATCAGTTTACCCCTGCCTACAAACGAAGGACATGGGATGGTACAAAACAATTTTTCAGTCCCCGCTCCGGTAAATTCGGAACAGGACTCTTATCTAGTGTCTTAAAAGACTTAGACTTTATTGACCGTGAGTACGAGATTGTAGACAATAGAACTCCTATCTCTTTCAAATCCTACCTTATCCCAACTATTGAACTTCGAGATTACCAAAAGAGTTTGGTGGAAGAAGCTTTATGCGAGAAAGGGTGTATTATAAAAGCTCCTACAGGATCAGGGAAAACAATTGTAATAGCTTCTATTTTGCAGGCTTTAGAAGGTAAGAAAGGCCTGCTTATTTTTAACAAAAAGCAATTACTGCATCAGACTTCAGAGTTTTTAACCTCCTGCGGTATTGAACACGGTGTTGCTTTTGGGGATGGGGTTGACATTAAAGACATTACCCTTTGTACTATTCAATCTATTGAAAAAGTGCTGGACACTCACTTGAAGGATTCCCAGTTTATTATATTTGATGAAATTCACGAATTCGCGAAAGGTAAATTAGCTTCCTCGGTGTTAAAGTCTTTCCCTGCTGCCCCCATTAGAATTGGTCTTAGTGCAACTCCCCCTTCTGAAAAATTCTCTAAGCTTTCTCTAGCTTCCTTTTTAGGTCGGGTAATTGAGTATGTGACAGCTGAGGACTTAATTTCTACTGGATACCTAACCCCTCCTTCTATCCAAATGATAGAACTTCCTGAGGCTCCTGAAAGTGAAACCCTAGGACTTTCTTACTTTGAAGTGTACGATAAGTTTATCGTTACTAATGAGCACAGGAATGATATAATTGCCTCCCTTACGGAAAATATCCAAAAGAAACCGAGCAAAACCTTAATTCTTACTAAGAACCTCAAGCATGCAGAAATTTTAAGGGATAAGATCCCTGGGGCATATAAGTTAGAAGGTAAAGATAGTCTTGAGGATAGGCAAAATACTTTAAACAGCTTTATTAGCGATTCGAGCGCTTCCGTTATGATTGGAACTGTAATCTTCCAAACAGGTGTTGATATTCCAGAATTGACCCACCTAATAAATGCTAGAGGTTTAAAATCAGAGATAGCTACGATTCAAGCTTTAGGGAGAGCTTTGCGCAAGCACGAGTCAAAACAACAAGTTTATATTTACGATTTCGTAGATACAGCACCCTATCTATCAAAGCATGCACACTCTAGAGTGTTAGCCTATAGATCCCTTAATTTTAATATAGAAACTCATGGAAAAAAGACAAACAAAAGAAACTAAAATTAATCTAATTTCAGACTCAGATAGAGATAGTATTAGACTAATAATTCAAAAGCTTGAGGACCTCGCTGCCCTTGCGAGCGACGAAGAACTAAATAACGAGCCTTTAATCTCGGAAGCCAGCGTGCATACCTTAGAATCTATTGTTATAGATTTACTCACCATGAAAGATACTCATCAAAAGTATCTTCTTAGGTGGGTTAAACAGGGTTACCTGTTAGACTAGGCTCCGTACTGACCGTTTCCCGGATCAATAGGTGGACGCTTAGGTTTTGGCTTTCCACCAATTCCTAATCCTGCTACCAAAGCTTCTAAGTCAGAAACTAGGCTTCCCATTCCACCGCCGTCTCCGCCGGGTCTTGGGGGTGCTTGTTGACCTTGCTGAGGAGGAACTCCTTCCCCATCCTCTACCGAATCGTCTCCGATTCCACCTTCTTCAGGAGCGCCAGGCGCGGCTCCTGGAGGGACTTGTTGTCCATCCACTGGTACGCCATCTTCTGCGCCTACGTCTTGCTGTGATGGGTCTATGCCAGCCTGAGGCTCTGATTCAGGAGCAAACTCTGAGTCTTCTCCCGGAGCCGGGTTTTCACCTGGAACTTGGTCCTCTTCTCCGAATTCACCGTTCTGTTCTCCGCCGAATTCACCGTTCTGTTCTCCGCCGAATTCTCCTTCTTCTCCATTGAAGGCTTCTTCCTCTTGACCAAACTCATCTCCTTGATTAGGTGGAACCGCTTCTTCGCCTTCCATACCTTCTGCCCCAGGCTCTCCACCCATAACGCTATCTCCCCCTATGAGGATTTTTAGAGCCATTAAGTCTTTTGCAAGCCTTGGCATGTCAATGTAACTCATTAGCATGTTTTCTCCGATGACTTCTAAACCGCCTGCTTTAAAACATTCAGACAAGAAATCACTAACATCAAGAACCTCAACGCCTCCTTTTTTAGCAATGAAAGATGCGAATGTCTTCATAACATCTGACACTACATTTTTATCCTCTCCGAGAATAGAAAGAACTTCACACATTACTGAATTAGATTTTGCTAAGTTGTTAAACGTAGGGACGAATTTTAGATTTGCTACGTTAATACCGTACTTCTCATCAAGGATAGAAATAAGCTCCTTTTTAATCGGCTTCTTCCATTCATAAATCTTATTAATGAACTCCTTGGTATCTTTCTTAGTAACGACATCAGTAACGTTAACTTCATATAGAGAAGTTAGCATTTCTGTCAAATCTGATTTAGTTGCAAATGCGAAGTATGGAACATCTTCAACAACCTCTGCCAACGCCTCTTTAATAGGCAAATCTCTTGCAAAAATCATAGAAGAGAGCTTTTGTACGTTTTGGTTATCAATCCAAATAGTAGACATAGAGCTTTTGGCTTCTAATAGTTCTTGACGTACTAATTCTTGTCGGCATACCATTTCATACAAAGATCCGTGCTCCTCAAGATTTACTTTGAACTCTTTTGATTCGGTCAAGTCCGCTAAAGACAGTCTAGTCACCCTAAAGGCTGTTGACATTGCTGAGTTGATTTTTAGTGCACTTCGAATATCTTTGTTTTCTTTAATACTCTCGATGTTTTCTTTAATGTACTCAATGATGTTTGGACGAATCTCTTCAAGATCTTTAAATTCTTTGCTTTCGATAATCCTAGTAGCTTTACCAAAGAAATCTGCTTGCTTTTGCATTTTAGCTTGGTAAGAGCCTAAAGAGTTTCTCTTCTCAAACAAATCTAAAACGTCATCAAAAGAAGTATCTGCATCATTAAATTGACTTTCCTGCAAAGCATCCAAGAAGGAACTAATGCTATCTTCAATTTCTTCTTCGAGTTTTTGAGGTGAAAGTGCTTCCTGCGAAGACTCCACGACGAAATCAGTCAGTCGAAGTGAATCGTTATCCTTGTCATATTTGCAGCAGATTACGTTTTCACTTTCAGATATGAAGGAAACGGATTCATCTCTAGAGTCTACAGATAAAATCTTTAGGTTTTCCCCTAAAGCTCGACCTAAGTAGTCGGCTGCTTTGTGGAGATTGGTTAAGTGCTTGTTGCGGTTTTCGAAAATCATGTATCTAGTCCTAATTTATATACCTTTCTGTATTACATAAAAGTTGGAATCTTTGTTATTGTCCTGCTTTAGGAGGTTGTTGAGTAGGTGGTTCCGCACCTTCAGCGCCTTCCGGGGCTTCTTCGCCACCTTCTTCGCCTTCTTCTCCCATAGGACCCCCCATAGGAGCTCCCATACCACCCATCATGGGATCTGGCTGCATTGCTGCTGCTTCTTCTTGTTGGGTTTTCATTTTGTCTTGTATTTTTTCTATCTCCTCTTCTGCCATTTGATAGTATTGCTTATACAACCATTCGTTTGGGAATAGTTCCAAACCTTTTACAGCTTGTACAACTCTTGTTTTTTGCTCGTCTAATTCAAGACGACGCTTTTCAAACATATCAGATGGAGGGCATAGGTTAAGTTCCACACCTTCGACAAGGGTGGGGGGAAACTTGCGAAGCCTTAAATGTCGACGCACTAAGGTTCCTAGTGCAATTTCAATTTCTCTCTGCATTCGAGTTACAGCTCTTGCGAACTTAACGTCTAACTGAGA